GGAAACTATAGAAGAAATTAATAAAGCTTATGAAATTGAGCGAGAATTAATTGAAAAGGAATTTGAATCTAAAATCAAAAGGAACAATGCAATTATATTTATTTGTGATGTGCCTTTATTGATTTGCACGTTAGCATTTTCATTTAACGTGACGACTTATATTTTAAAGGTTATGTAATGAATGTGAAATTGATAGAGAGGGTGAATGATGAAAATTTATATTGTTGTGAAATTGTATTATGATTATCACGAAAACTTACGAGCATTCGCTAACGAGGATGATGCTAACTTATTCGCTGGTAAACAAGACGCTAGTGATGGCTATTGGTTTGTAGTTGAGGGAATAGAGTTGGAGGCTAATAATGAGTAAATCAGAGCACGTAGAAATAACCGAAAAACAAGGGCATGATTCAAGGTTTTATATTACCAGCGATCAAAAAGGTATGCAATTATTACAAATACGAAGGAAGGACGGAAAAATTAGATTCAAAGAGATGTGTGATGAATATTTCACATTAAATGTCAGTAAAAAAGAAGCGCTTGATATTCTAAATCAAGCTATCGACTTTATTAATTCTTGTGAGGGTGAGTGATGAGTGAAAATAATAATAAAACTAGTGATGCATCGCTTTATGATAGGGTTAGCGATTTTGTTGATGATAATAGAAGCCTGTCCGTGTATGCCTTTCACTTTGAAAAAATCAAATTCCAAGGTGAGCTTATAAGTTCAGGCTTTATGATGGTCGATATTAGCGTTGCATTTCATAAAAAAATTACCTCTATAAGTTATAAGCTCAAGAGGTGTTCAGGAATGATAAAGCATGAAAGAGTTACCCGGGATGATATATCGCCGTTTATTGTAATGCTTACTATTTTCTTTGCGGTGATTGGTGTTGCGTTGTCCTTTTTGTTTATACCGCACTAATCAACATTATCAAACGCAAGAGTTAGCGATTCTTTCTTGCGTAATTCTTTTAACGGTATCGGTTGAAATACATCATCTAAAGTTAATTTAGCAAATTCTTTAGCTGATAACCCACCGTCTATCAATAAGTTTCCTCGCTCTATTCCCATTATATCCTGAACCCATGCGCGACCTTTTGGTCCTTGGCTTCCTTGCACTTTAAGAAAGCCGTAATATGTTGTCTCGGCATCAACCTGCTTACCGCCCGATACGCCTTTGCTGGCTCTTGTTTGCCCTGTATCGTCAACGTCATATATTGGATCTAGTATTGATGTTGTTGAATCCCTGCAAGCAGGATGGAACGGTGGCATAGGTCTGAAGGTTGTTTTTTCGCGCCTACCAGTTGAACCCCATATAATCAAACCCTTGTAAAATACTTTTGTTCCATCTACGCCCCTGCAATATGTAGATGTTCTACTATCAAGTGTTGCTATTATTTCATAACCGATAACAATATCATCATTGGCCTTGCGCGTCTGTTCTCTGGCTATGTTCGATACGCTATTTGTAGCAGTCCGGACCATTGTTTTTATTGATGCACGAGTGCCGCCTTTTGATTTACTGCCAAGTATGCCAGAGTTTTGATCAATAATATCTTTAACAATTTGCTGATTAGTTCGGCCGGTAGTATACCCAATACGAATTATATCGCTGACCTTATTTATTTGGCCTAATTCCCAATCTTTAATAAAAGGATCAAGTAGTTTAACGCCTTTTGAATCAGGGAAGATCAAAGGAGTAGATAAAACACCTGTCCAAACTTGTTGCGCGGCTGGTGCTGCCAAACTTAATCCTGGTGCTTTCACTACAGATTTAAGGCTTTTCAATTCCCATTCTGATTCACCCACCGCGAAAGGTTCAAGTTCAGCAAATAGAACATCGTCATTGTAAGAGCCATACACCGACAATGAAGCTCTACGCCACTCGTTCACTATCTGATTAATTCGCCTAATGCTACGTGTTGTTTCTGGCGAGTTATTCATTATTATAATAAGTTCATTAACCAACCTTTTTAAATATGGATCGAATAGGTTAGCTAAATGCCCGGCAAATGATTGAACATAAACACCGTGACGGCTTGCTTGTTGTATTAAAATATCTGTCATGCCATACCCGAGTCGTCATTCAATGACTTTTTAACATCATCAGTTATGAGCGCTTGTTCTGCCTCTGCATCTCTTGTTGTGCTTGCTATTTCACCACGCTGTAAGTTTTCATAGAAAGTTTCAAAGCTTATTTGTCTTGTGCCAACTGCTGCAACAAGCTCTTTAAACATGCTTGAATCCATGCCAGTAGGTATGTAATCCGTGTTAGGTCGATAAAAATTATCTTCTGTGCCGCCAATCCATTTACTGCAAAAATTTAACGCTTTTGTTATTAAGTCACCTGAAGAAATGGCAATGTCAGCAGTAACGGAATTTTGAGCTACCTTGTCTAATGATTTAGCTTCGGCTGACTCAGGGCTTGAAGATCTAGGGCGAAGTTGTTCAGCGCCTAGTGCTGCCATTCTTTGCTCGTCATCCTGTTGTGATAACCTTAACCCGTCTGCGTTACCGTCAGCCTGTAGAACGCCAAAGGTTGCATCTTGTCCACCATTCCATTTAACGCCATTCCCTATAATGATATTTTGGTTATCACCTTCATTCGCCCCTACTCCAGTTTCATAGAAAATACTAAACGAGCTATAATGGAGTTTACCGCCGTAATCTGCGCTTATACGGTAGTGATGGAAGTTCATATCAATTAACTGATCTAATACTGAGCCTCCATCTTCACCTGTATCATGCCAGAAGAACGGGATCTCTTTTGATGGTTTACCGTTTACTAATATTTTAGTTGGCCCTGATATGACCTCATCCGAATCATTATAAACCGTTTGGTGGTACTCGCCTCCGAGTAGGTGTAAGTGCCTGTACTGTTTCTCTTCTGTTATTTCAAACCCGTTTATTTTTGTAACATCTTCCATTAAAACAACCATTGAAAGAATATTTTGGTTGTTGTGCACCTCGTAATTCCAATTAATAATTGACTCAAACTTATAAAATAAAATCTTAGGTCTAATATTCCCCTCTTCAGCTTCTTTGACAGTGGGCCTTTTTTCAATAGTTGGAAAATCAACAAAAATACCAGACCAAGGGGTTATCAAAGAATTTGCGTAAATATCACCCATGAACTCGTTTAAGCTTGTTCCTTTCCCGTCAACATTATCAATAAGGTACTCTAAATTAGGTTCTATTTGCTTAACTGCATTCTTTGACTTTATCAAGCCCACCAATCCACTTACTGTTCCGTATGTCGCACCATACCAACTAGCTAACGATTTATATTTCACATAAGCTTTAGCGCCAGCAGGAGACAACCCACCCCATATTTTTATTGTTTGATTGCCGTTTTCATTCTCTACACTGCAACACATTGATGCTAGTGGTGGTAAGTCTAAAGTACCAGCGGCTTTAACTTTGCGCTCTCCAGCCAATGCACGCCTATTACGCTTAACAAAAGGTAATACCTCGTCATATTCATCGCGTGTCGTTGATACACCTGCTATTTTCTCTGCCATGTTAAAGCCTTAATTTAATTAATTGTCTAATTTTAACATAAAACTATGCGATTAGTATTTGTGTTGTTGTTCTGTTGCTAAGTACCGGATGCTCATAATCCATCATATACCGTATTGCTGTTGTTATATGTTGATAGTCAGTCTCAACCTCTAAGAATGAAGAGCCCTTTTTCAACTGAACTGTGCTTAATCCTTTATGGGTGTATTTTGCATTAACAGTATTAACAAAAAGCTTAACCTCACCGTCAGCACTCTTAATTTTAGCTCTTAATGCGTTTTGACTGTCCTTTATACTCATAGCCTTAGCCCTGACTTTACGCTTAAACGTCCAGCCATGTGATCTTAATACTGCCTCGATATCTTTATAATCCGAAGCCTGGCTATGCTTTTCTCCTGCTTTACCTGCTGGATCACCATAAATTATAACTTTTTTGTTTTTATGGTCCTTGTATCTTTCAACAAATTCTTCCGCTGATTGCCTAGCTACTGCTGATATTAGTATTATTTCCTCTAACAAATAATAATCATCACCTCTTTTAACTCCAATACCACTACTTAAAGGTGTGTAGTTAAAATCATGATACCAGAGCAATTGCTCATGAGGCTGTATCGTTTCATCTGTATGGTTCAGTACTGAGTAATCCTCGTATATCCTACCTGTGGCAGTTTCAAATGATGCCCTGAATTCTTGGCTATACTGCCTTTCCGACATTATCTTTTTGGCTTCTGCTGCCATCTCTGGAAATATCTCTTCAGTCATCCAATGGAAAACCTCATAAACATTGCTTACACCAGTTTTAGCAATTTCACATAAATCATAATAATGGTTAAGCCCGTCAGGTACACCAAGTAACCAGCACCAAGGTTTATAACCTGGCTTTGTTGGATCAACTGTATTGAGTGCCGGGTAAATATTAGCCTCCCATGCTTCAGGCTTTAAATCTGCGAATTCATCTATTCCGCCACCCGTCCACGGTATACCTTCAATACGTTGAGGTTTATCAAGTCCTAACACATGGATTTCCGACCCATTATTCATGTAAATTATTCTTTCACTAATGTTTGGCTGTTTTTTATGCGTTACTGACAATGTGAACTTAAGAAGATCATTCCAAAATATCTTTTTTGCTTGATCATGAGTTGGTGCGGCTGCGAAGTATTGCCCGGTAATTCTATTTGCTTCTTTAACTAGGAATCGTTTAAACCTTTCTGTTTTACCTGATCGTCTTCCTGCTGGTACAAGAGGGAATCTTATACCTCTAAACACAGCAGTAATTAAATTCANTTGTACCGGGTGATCCATTAATGGATACCATCTAGCTAATTGGTTATCGAGTGCCACGTCACCAGTTTTAGGCCCTTCCATTAGTTCGGTAGCCTGTCTATTAACTTGCTTATAAGCTCATCACGGCTCTTGCTTGAATCATCGCCTTGTATTTCAACCTTCTCTCTAAATCTTTCAGGTTGTCTATTGTTCAGCCAATACTTTATTGATATAGGGCAAGGTGGGTAGTTTTTAGTGTATTCTTTCTCGTCTGTTATCTCACCTTCATGTGATGCAAACTTGGTGTCAATACATGAATACCCTGTTGCTTTTTCATATAAGCTTGCAACAACATTTGCGTCTGCAATTTCTTTGCCAGCTTTTAAGGACTCCGAAAAATCTTTTTTATTAAGCTTCCATAAGTTGAGTGTAGATTCAGACACATTAAAAAAATTAGCTAACTCTTTATCTGTGTAACCCATCAAACAAAGCTTTCTAGCTTGTTCATTGTAAGCGGCTTGATACTTTGTAGGTCTGCCACCTTTCTTTTCTGCTTTAGCCTTTGGCATAATAACCCCTTTGGAGTTGTAAACATTAATGTACAGTCTACCATAAATAGAAAAGCCTGTCATTTGACAAGCTTTTGTGGTGGTGAGCGATGTTTATTTTTTCGGCTTTGGGCTTGTTGGTGTTGGTTTCGGCTTTGTCATAACACTTCCTCCTGATCTAAATTAAACACCCTAACCTTTCCGCCAGTATTACAGTCTTTAGTTGCTGCATACTCAATAGCTTCTTTTGCTGA